TTCTTGATGTCAATCAGCGACGACCTTCAAGAGGAATTGAACAAGTCAAGACTCGGGCGCATTTCAGAACTTCTGGAAAAATCTGGAATTGATGTTGCGGAAATTGGAAAAGTTGACAAAGTAAAAATTTCTGAATGGCAAGGTCTTATCAAGAATGACGAAGGCGTTGCTGAACTTCACGACCTTGGTGGAATATCAATGGTTCTTTCTCCGAAGTGGGAAAGTGGACCAGAGTGGAATCCAGTACATCAAGGACCATCAATCAAACTCCCAAAACCAAGTATCAAAACATCATCCAGCGACTGGAAGACATGTGTTGTTTTGCCAGATATTCAGGCTGGGTTTTTTAGGGCAACAACTGGTGATTTGATTTCTACACATGACCCGCTGGCTATTGATTTTGCACTTTCCGTAATCAAGTCAGAAAAGCCAGATGTAGTAGCACTCAATGGCGATAATGCCGATTTCCCAGAATTTGGAAAATACAGACTCACCCCTGCATTCGCGCTTACAACACAGGCAACGATTGATTTTCTAACCACGCTCTGTGCAAGGATTAGGGATGCAGCACCGCAAGCGAAAATTGTTTGGCTAGAGGGTAATCATGAGGCTCGCCTAACAAACTATATTCTTGACAACGCAAAAGCATCTTTTGGTTTGCGGCGCGGTAATACGCCAGATGGATGGCCAGTGTTGTCAATACCGTTCCTTTGCAGGTTTGATGACTTTGGAGTGGAATATCTTCCTGGATACCCAGCAAGTCAGTTTTGGTTAAACAACAGAATAAAAATTATTCATGGCACAAAGGTTGCATCTAATGGCTCAACAGCGCACAAGTATCTCGCCACTGAGAAAACATCCGTGGTCTACGGACACATCCACAGGCGTGAGTGGGCGGAGCGCACCCGCCAAGACTGGGATGGCGCAAAGACTATTGCTGCTATTTCCTTTGGCTGTCTCGCTCGTGTTGATGGCATGGTTCCGTCTACAAAGGGCGGAACAGACCTAGACGGACGCCCCATCACTTGTGTGGAAGATTGGCAACAGGGTCTTGGCATCATTAGGTATCAAGAAGGGGAAGGAAGTTTTCATCCAGAAATGCTCCCAATCCATGATGGTACAATGTACTATAAAAACAAAATTTGGGGGAAAAATGAGTGAAGAAGAGCCGTCAGAGAAAAAATCCGTATTTGACAATGAGATGGACATCAACTTCCCAGTCATCACAATTTCGCTGTCATACGATGACTCAAAAGAGCCAATCCATGTTGACCTTGGGTCAGTTCAGCCATTTATCGCAAAGGCAATCTTTGAGCAAATTCTTGAGTCAATAGACAACATTATCGTAGGTCCAAAAATTACACTCAATGGGGTAACACTGCTTGAGGCAGAGCCTATTTATGAGAGTTTAGACATCTCCTTCATTGATGACGATGATGTTGATGAAGACGATTAAAAAATCTCATAATACCCTACTTGACATAGTTACTATCTATGAGCAATAATGACAATCAGCGAGGTGCTTACCTTGTCTACCGTTCCTAACAAATACTCTTAAGGAGAGTGACAAAATGGCTTACGACAGCCGTATTAAGGAACTCAAGTCAGCACTCAAGACGGTCCTCACCGAGAACGATGCAATCGTTTCTCATGTTGATGCAAACCGTGAAGAGGGCGGACCTGAGATTCAGGCAGAGGTCAAGCATGTAGAGGCGTTCCGCGCCAACCTTGCAAAGGCCCGCGAAATCCGCGCCGAGATTGAGGCGCTTGAGGGCATGGGCGAAGTGAAGTCCTGGGCACAGGGTATTGAAACCCCTGTTGCACCTGGTCTCGTTGCCCCTTCCGCAGGCTTCAAGTCTCTCGGTCAGGAGTTCATTGAGTCAGCAGAGTTCAAGGCACTGATGGGTGGCAAGGCTGGTTACACCATGCATACGCCATTCTCGTTCGGTGGCGACATGGGCGCTCGTTATGGGGTCAAGGATGTTTACACAGCCCTCCCAAGCGGCACACCTGCTGACTTTGGTACACCACAGCGCATTGGCATGGTGGAGCGGGCAAAGCGCGCTTCCCGCGTTCGCGACCTGTTTGATGTCCAGCAGACGAACACCAACATGATTGAGTTCTTCCGCGTCAGTGGCTTCACAAACAACGCCGCAACCGTTGCAGAGCGCACCAGCGACAACACCAACTTTGCTGCCAAGCCGAAGTCGGCACTCAGCGTTGTTGGCGTTCAGGCTCCAGTGCGCACCATTGCTCACTACGAAGTTGCCCACCGCAATGTTCTTGACGATGAACCAACCCTCCGTGGCGTCATTGACAACGAACTTCTGTACGGCCTTCGCTTGACAGAGGATGACCAGATTCTCAACGGTGACGGCACTGGCACAAACCTGACTGGTATCCGCGAGACAAGCGGCATCCAGACAAGTGCCTGGTCCGATGGTTCAGCAAACGACACCCGTATTGACGCAGTTCGCCGCGCAATCACCAAGTCGCTGCTTGCCTACTACGAGCCAACTGGCATCATCGTCCACCCCAACGACCTTGAGGACATTGAACTCAGCAAGGATGCAAACTACAACTACCTCATGGTGATGTCGGTTGCAGTCGGCGCTGAGGCTCGTCTGTGGCGTCTCCCCATCGTGGAAACACCCGCAATCACCGAGGGTTATGCTCTCGTTGGTTCATTCGGTATCGGCGCAACGCTGTATGACCGCATGCAGGGCACCATCCGCGTGTCGGAGCAGCACTCAGACTTCTTCGTCCGCAACGCAGTGGCAATTCTCGCCGAGGAGCGTCTCGCCCTCGCCGTCAAGCGCCCCGAGTCGTTCGTGGAAGTCAACTTTGACTCTGCTCCCTGATAAATAGCAGGTCACATCGCGAAGGGGCGGGTAGCGATACCCGCCCCTTTTGCATTTATATGATATGTTTTGAATATGGCAGAAATTTCAGTAGTAGCCCCGCGCGACATCTGGGAAGATGTTGAGGGAAAGGAAGTTCTTGTTGCTCGCAAGGGAGAAAGAATTTCCCTTGAGCAGGCAATGAAGCACAAGATTGTACCAATCGGTAGTCAGTCTTTTGGTGGACTAGAAACCAAATAGCATGAACGATGAAGGTGCAGAGTCGTTTGACTGTGCCGAAGCATGGGAAACTAGCGCCCCGTTCCTTCATGTAAAGAACTACCTGTACAGGTATGCGGTTGAAAGTGGAGACTTCCATGTTGAGTACCCATATGATGAGTTGTTCAATATGCTCACCGCAAAGTTTCTTTTGCAGGATGCAATGGATACTGGAAAGACGGTAATAGTCCATTACAAGTGGGAACCGCTTGATGAAAGCGTAGTTATTTACTCAGCAAAAGGAAAGATTGTGTATACGAATGTGGCGCTACACGATGAGATTTCTGGCTTTGTAATGGAGGGGACTGACGGCGATTCAGTCATGGTCTTTTCATATAAAGAAATTTTTTGGGTTGCAGAAGTCAAATAATGAGCGACCCTCTGACACCATGATGTAAAATGTTGCTATGTCGGTCATTACCTACACAGACCTCCAGAGGTTTATGAATCGTGAGTTTGATGCTGGTCAAAGGACCGCAGCAACAACGATTATTTCATCTCTTGAAAGGGAACTTTCTGCCTACATCAATAGGCCGATTTCTGCTGTTCAGGTGGTTGATGAATCGCACCGACTTTCTGTCAATCAAAGGCAAATCTTCCTGAGAAAAGCGCCAGTCATTGAAGTGACGGCGTTTTCTGTCGGTCTTGATGGGGAAGAAGTTGAACAGGACATTGATGACTTTTATGTCTACCCATGGGGCATTGATAATATTAGGATTGTTGGAGAGGGGTATCGCGCCCTTGTCACATATACGGCTGGAATGGACTCAACCGAAGCCGAAAAACTTTCCTACATAATGCTTGCCGCATCAAGCAGAGAAATGAATAAGGTATTGCTTGACGCACAGGGTCTGATGCGAATGAATGTTGAGAACAGCCAGTATTACATGGCTGGGATGGGTGAGTCGGGTTTTACTGATAGAGAATTACGCACCGCCAGTAAATACAAGAGAAGAGCCATTATCTAATGCGCGGGTTTTATGAAAGCATCACTATAAGAAAACTGACATCACTGTCACCCCAGGCGGTAACAGTTAATTCCGATGGCTCGTGGTCAATTGAGCAGGAAGATGTAACCGTAAAGGGTTCATTCCATCACAAACTTATGTACGACAGAAACCCAGAAAATATGGGCCAGTATGGGCAAAGGCTTGTTGCCGTTGCTCGCCTCCCCCTCAGCGCAGAGGTCAGCCAGGGTGACCAAATAGTCATTTCCGATAAGCATGAATCGGTAAATGGGGTATACGAGATAAGCGCAGTTATGTACACCCCAACACATCAGCGGTGTGAAGTGAGAAAGATTTCCACGCCATGACGACAACAGATTTTGAAAAGCAGTTAATGCGCAGAAAAAAAGATATTATTAGGATTGTTGAGTATGCAACTCAGCAAAATATCCTTGCCGCTGCAGAGTGCGCAAATGCTGGTGCAGAGCAGGTCAAAGGCCTTATTGACAAAAAGGGCGGATACAAGAAAACCGAATATTCGTGGGGTACGCACTGGTCGTCAGCGCCTGGCTCCCCGCCAGCAATGGGTACTGGCCACCTACTGAATTCAATCGTTTCTGGCGTTATCAGAAAAGGTAACCCAGCATCCGCTTATTTTGGCTCAAAGGCTCGGTATGCAGTACCACTTGAATTTGGTCATAAGGGTCCCAAGCCAGCAGCACCACGCCCATTCATTCGCCCTGTCGCAAACGACCCGTCGTTCAGGTCAAGGATTAGAACAACGGTTGCTCGTGAATGGAGAAAATCAATCATTATCGGTGTAGCGAATACAAAAGACACATCATTTAGGCCATGACAACAATCGCTGCTTCCATAAGAACCCATCTTGTTGATGCTGGGATTACATCTGTCGGCACAAAGATATATAGGGATATGGCACCACCGTCAACCGCATACCCATATATGACATATTTTGACCAGTTAAATGACAGGGTTATGCTCCAGGGGGACTCAAGGGCAAAAGCAAGAAACATGCTTATCCAGTTTGACCTCTGGCAAAAAAGGGCAGACGAAGACACGGCGATAGCCAGCGAAATATCAAGCGTCCTAGAAGCAATTACAATTTCTGACGCAGATACAACCGTATTCGCTTGCAATCTTTATGATGTGCAAAGAATTGTTGAATTTGATGATGATATTATTCATCATGCATTCTCGCTGAATGTGTATCGCAAGGTGTAGTCATGGCTTTTACAACAATCACTGTCAATGGAGCATATCTTCAGCAAGATGGGGAAACCCCAGCAACTGGAACAGTCACATTCCTACTCACCACAACAATGCGTGATACTGATACAAACATCAGTGTTACGCCATCGGAAATAGTGGCGACACTTGACGAGGATGGGGAAATTTCTGTTGAACTGACCGCCACAAATGGCGAGTACACAACCCCACGGGGAGCCACATACGAGGTCACAGAAAGAATTGGCGACGGAAACGAAAACAAATATTTTATTTCTGTAAACGAAAATACACCAGGCGGTGTTTTGGAACTTGCAGATGTGGCGCCAAACATCTCAACAGTCATCACTCAAAACTATGCAACAAAAGAATATGTTGACACTCTACTTTCTGGGGCAGATGTCATTTCGTTTGCCCCAACGAGCGAAATTACATCCACCAATGTCCAGGACGCAATTGAGGAAGTAAGGGCAAAGTCAAAGTATGTCCATACGCAGGCATCTGCCTCTACAACATGGACAATTACCCATAATCTACAATTTTATCCCAATGTAACCATTGTTGATTCTGGCGAAAACTATGTTATTGGCGATGTTCAGTACACAAGCGTAAATGCACTTGTCGTGACCTTCGCACACTCTTTCGCTGGAAAAGCGTATCTTTCTTAGTAGATATCTGGAGGAACCATGCCCAAGTTCGTAGCGAATGTAGACCTTAACAAGAATGAGTTGCGCAATGCCGTCATTCAAGTTCTTTCAACTGCCCCTTCTACACCAGTAGAGGGTCAAATTTATTATAATTCTGTCAGCCAGACTGTTTTAGTCTGCACGACTGGTGGCGGGTCCCCTGCATGGAAAGACCTTGGTAAGCAAGGCACAGTAACTAGCGTTTCTGGTACATCACCAATTCAGGTTAGTGACGGAACAACAACCCCAGCAATCAGCATCAGCGCCGCGAGTGGTTCTGCTGCTGGCTCAATGTCCTCCGCTCATTACACATTGGTAAACAATGCCACTAATAGCAATACGGCATCAACGATTGTAAAGCGCGATTCTTCTGGAAACTTTTCTGCTGGAACAATCACAGCCAACCTGACTGGCGATGTCACTGGCAATGTTAGCGGCTCTTCTGGCACAGTTCTTGCATTGACTGGTCTTGATACTGATGACCTGACAGAGGGAACAACAAACCTCTATTACACAGATACCCGTGTACGAGCAAACCGCCTTGACCAACTTACAGCCCCGACAGCATCGGTTTCGCTGAATAGTCAGAAAATCACCAACCTTGCTACCCCAACAGATGCAACAGATGCCGCAACAAAGGGTTATGTTGACGCAGCAAGGTCTGGGCTTGATGTCAAGGCCTCCGTCAGGGTTGCAACAACGGCAGATATCACCCTTTCCAGCACCCAGACAATTGACGGTGTTTCCCTCTCTGTGGGCGATAGGGTCCTCGTAAAGAACCAGTCAACCGCTTCCGAGAATGGTATTTGGGTTGTCGCCTCAAGCACATGGTCACGGGCAACAGATGCCGATACAGATGCCGAAGTTACATCTGGACTGTTTACATTTGTTGAAGAGGGTACGACAAATGCTGACAGCGGGTGGGTTCTTACAACAAATAACCCAATCACGGTTGGCTCAACCAGCCTTACATTTGCTCAGTTCTCTGGCGCTGGCCAGGTAACCGCTGGCGCTGGTCTCACAAAGAGCGGCAATACAATTGATGCAGTTGGAACATCAGACAGAATAACTGTCAATGCCGATTCAATTGATATTGCTTCCACATATGTCGGCCAGTCATCAATTGTCACCGTCGGTACTGTTACAACTGGTACATGGAATGCATCCACAATTGGTGTCGGATATGGCGGAACTGGCGTCACATCTTTTACATCAAACGGAATTGTTTACGGAAATGGCGGAAGCGCACTTCAGGTAACTGGTGCTGGAACCCAGTATCAAGTCCTTCAGGCTGGCTCTGGCGGAACACCAACATTTGGTGCGCTAAACCTTGCCCAGTCCGCTGCTGTTACTGGCGCACTGCCGATAGCAAATGGTGGTACTGGCTCAACAACAGCATCTGCTGCCCGTTCTGCCCTTGCAGTACCAACAAAGTACAAGGCTACCGTTCCGTCTGGCTCAACCACCGCCGTTATCACCCACAGTCTCAGTACAACCGATGTGATTGTTCAGGTGTACGAAGTTTCCACTGGAGACACAGTTTTCTGTGATGTAACACGCTATGACGCAAACACAGTGAACCTCGTTTTCTCAGAAGCACCAACGAGCAACCAGTACAAGGTTGTTATTGTCGGCGTAGAGTAATCAGAAAGCCTGAGGGCTGATTAGAAAGGTTGGCTGAGGCCATGCCAAAATTTAGAGAACGCCTTCGCCTAGACAAATTGTCCTCGGCTGCATCTGCCGCTATTGATGTTCTTGTAAACGGTGATACGGAGCCACGCGTCAAAATTGATGCTGGTGGAAAAGTAACATGGGGTGGCGGCTCATCATCTGGCGATACAAACCTTTACCGCGACGAGGCAAATGTCCTCAAAACGGATGACGACCTCAAGGTCGGTGGGAAACTATCCGTAATTGCATCTTCTGGTGACGAGGGCGGAGAAATATTTCTTGCCCAGGCACAAACAAACAGCACTCTTAACGGTGGCGTCACGATAGATGTCTACCAAAACAAAATTCGGTTTTTTGAGCAGGGTGGAAGCGCGAGGGGTGCATATATTGACCTAACTGCTGCCAGCGGTGGTGCAAGCACAAACCTTCTGTCTGGCGGTGGCTCGTCAACACTTGATGGATTGACAGATGTAACTATTACTTCTGCATCATCTGGACAGGTACTGAAGTACAACGGCTCAGCATGGGTTAATGACACAGACAATGCTGGAACAACAATTGACGAAATTGACGACATAGGTGATGTGACTATTACATCAGCAGCCGCTGGAGATTTTCTTACATATAATGGAACCGCATGGGTGAATGAGTCAGCGCCGACATATGTATTGTTTGATACATCTGTTGGCTCACCCGCTTCCACGGAAGGCAAACTCCAATGGGACTCAGACTTTGGGACACTTTCATTTGGTCTTGAGGGAAACAACTCAGTTCAGCAGATTGGCATTAACCAATTTGCCTATTGCTACAACGCTGACTCTGTAACGCTAGCAAAGGGAACTCCTGTCTATATCTTTGGTGGGCAAGGTTCTCAGGTCTCCATTAAGCGCGCGCAGAACACTGGAGACTCAACATCAGCAACAACTCTCGGTCTGGTTTCTGAATCAATCGCTTCTGGTGCATCTGGATATGTATGTACATATGGTGTACTGCAAGGAATTGACACAAGCGCTTACAGTGAAGGTGACATTCTTTATCTTGGCTCAACCGCTGGCTCCCTAACGACAACGAAGCCGTCCGCACCGAACCACTATGTTTTTGTCGGCGTTGTTATTAAAGATGATGTTGGCGGAGAAATTTGGATTCGCCCGCAAAACGGGTATGAGTTGGATGAACTTCACAATGTTTCTGCTGGCTCACCGTCATCTGGAGACTTCCTAAAGTACAACGGAACGCTTTGGGTAAACGATGCAATTAATCTTGGGACAGACACGGTTGGAAGTTATGTAGAGTCACTTGTTGCTGGTACTGGAGTAACTCTTTCAAACAACTCTGGAGAAGCGGCAACACCAACAATTGCAATCGGCCAGGCCGTTGCGTCTTCTGATTCTCCAACATTTGCTGGTTTGACAATCAATGGGGCATCAATAACATTTGAGGGCGCAACCGCTGATGCCTACGAAACAACAGTTTCTGTCACAGACCCGACTGCTGATAGGACAATCACTATTCCAGACAAGAGCGGAACTGTCGCAATTGACGGCTCTGTTGCAATCGGTGTTTCAGACTCTGCGCCATCATCACCAAGCACTGGTCAACTTTGGTACGAGTCAGATACTGGCGCGACTTTTGTGTACACAGGTTCAGCATGGGTAGAAGTCGGCGCAACACAGGGACCATATGTCTGTAC